TTAAATAATCTCTTTATTTTCTTGTATCTTTCTACGATAGATTAAATTATATTTTATATCCTGTATATTCATAGGCGGCAAGGAATCATATAATAGTGACATTTTTTGCTGCCTTTTTTCGGCAAGTTGTAGACGTTGTTTTAAGTAAGATTCATCGTAAGTTTCAAGATATAAATAGCGGCAGAGCTCATTAGCACGAAGACAGTTATCTATATACTCATTTTGTAGACGGGTAGTAGACATAGTTTTATAATATTCGACATATTTAGGCATAGACTTAAGGCAGATTTGAGTAGGTAAGAACCAATATTTTTTGAGGATAGTTTTTTCATTATCTTCAATATGGAATTTATAAGTAGGGTCAAGAACTTGAGCAATAGAGATACGTTTAGAGATAAGTTTACACAATTCAGTATGAGCATCACGAATTTGTTTAGGTAGTACAACGGAAAGAGTAGGGAAGTAGATACGGCGGAAGTATCCGGGCATAGTTATAGTTTGAGTATAGCCAGTGAAAGGATCAGTAGCAGTTATTTTAGTATCATCAGGATGAGAACGATAATGTTCTAGGAATCTACGGGCATATTCAGCACCAAGACCACCATTTTTGCGGGAAGTAAGAAAGAATAGAGGATTTTTACCTTTTGGGGGTAGAAATTGTTTTTTCATGTATTTCATAACATAGGCAATAGCACCTTGTTTACAAGGAAGACAGTAGGCAAAGCCAAGGGATTCCATAATAGGAGAACCATCAGAGTTATATTTACCAGTGAAGCAAGTCCAGCAGGATTCAATAAAGTGTAAAACAGAAGTAATAGTACGGAAGTGTTCAGAATCATTGGGGAAGTTCCAAAGAATCATGTGATAGTGTGGACGTTTAGATTTAGAGCCATATTCACCAACAGCGACATAACGGAGATTATGAGATATATTTAGACGGTCTAGTTTTATACGTAGACGTTTGAGGAATAATTGTATTTCCTCTTTAAAGATACCACATTTAGGCAAGTGTTCATTATTATAAGTAAGTGTAAGAAAGTAAGGCATAGAGGTAGAAGTAGCATTTTCACAAATAGCACGGAAAGCCCATTCACGGGACTTTTTATCACGGCAAAGTTCACATTTACCACAGGGAACAAGTATAAACATTGGGAAAGTTTCACCAGTATGTTTGTTAACGATATAATAATCATCTATATTATCAGGAGTAACACCAAAGCGATAGGGATTAAATTTCCATTCAGGAAAAGAGTATTTAAAATACTCTGCAATCGAGTTAGTTATAGTAGTATCACCGTTAGGAGTATGATAAGTTTTATATGTAGTAAGTAAGTATTTGAGTTGAGAGTTCCGTATAATAACGGGATTCTCACAATATATTTGTTTCATAAGAGTAGGGGATTAAGCTCACAGAAGGAGCACTTAGGGCAATACGTAACTGAAAGCTAGTTTAAAACGCTCATTTTCAAAGGCGTGTCAGTTACTCTGTATATATCAAGTTATAGCGAACGATTTTGGAAGAAATCGTAAAAAAGCCGGGGAACAGCCCGGCTTAATTTACTTAAGAGGAGAGACAGATTTTACCATCAATTCAATAGAACGGAAACACTTAGAAAGAAAATGTTCAGTACCATCAGAACTAAGATGAGAATTTAACTGCATAAGTTTCTCATAATTATCCGTTTGTAAAGCCTTAATCATTTCCGTTTTTTGGGCAGCATCTAAACGACTAGTAGCCTGAATAATCCTTTCTGTACCTTGTTTTAAAAAGGTAAGAGCAGCAGAAGCATCATTAACATTCGTACGAGATATAGATTCAGCTATATCATACGGAAGCATTGCCATAATACGCTTAGCAGTGCTACGATTAACAGAAACCTTAGATAGAATTTCAGAAATTTCATAACGTTGTTTATCTTTTCTTAAGTTATATTCAAGCATTGCTTGAACTTGTTGAAAAGTACGATTTTCCATTTGGCTCTGCAAATCCTCTATCTTTTTTTGAGATTCTTTTACACTTTGTTGCATTACTTTAATCTGTTCAGCAGCCACTTCAATCTGTTTACCTTTTAGACCAGCATCAGCAAGCTTTTGTTTTACATCAGCTTCATTTATTTCTGTTTGACCTTTCAAGAGTTTAGGCAACCACTCATTATTGATAGTTTGTCCGAAAGTTTCAGAATCAACCTTATCGGCTTGACTTTCTGCAAGTTTAGCTTGCGCATTTGTCAAGCGGGCATTAGCAGCAATAGAGGCAGCTTCACCAATAGTAGGACCGTTGGCAACAGGCGAATAATCCATAGGAGTAGCACCTTCGCCAGCAGTCATTTCAGGAGAAGCAGCAGACAAATTTTGTTGACCGTACATCAAATCAGGATTCAAACCAGCAGATTTATAACGATTCATTTGATTCAATGGAGTATTATACTCATTTTCTCTATTCCATTGGTCTATGTTCCATTGATTCTGCTGTTTGGCAAGGTTCAAATTATAATCACGGGTTTTCTGATTTTCTTCACGCTGAAAATCAAGATACTTATTTAGCTGTTTTTTCTTTTGGACAAATGAACCAATACCGGACGCTATATTCCAAGTATTGGCGATTGCACCATTTATCCAACCGCCAATATCCATAATTAACCAAATTTACGTTTATCAACTTTATGTGCTTTAAGCACTTTATTTTTGGCAACTTGTTCAAGCTCCCAAAGTTCACACATATCAGCGGAACGCTTGAAAACGGGTTCAACATCCCAAGATTTAGCAGCAGAGATAGCGTCACCTTCAAGAAATTGTTTTTCATTGGGAAGGTTGACGGCAATACCTCTATCAGTCAACTCCTTGATATTTTGAGGCGTCAAAGCAAGACCGGGTTTTGTGATTTCATAATCAACACCTGTTTGTAATTTACAAGTACAAGGACGCAATTGCGCTTTTAAAATACGTTTAGCCATAATAGTAAAATTAAAAGTTAATATTTTTTTGTCCTACGCGGACGGCGGCAGCGTGACGCTGCACCCAAGTTCGCTCCGCGGGGAAAATTTGCATTGATTTTTTCATAGACGGCTTCCGCCTTTAAGGGTTTAGGTTAAACTAACCGGAGCACCCCCTAGAAGGGGCCCCCCAAGGAGCCGGACAGCTCCCCCCAGAGGGGACCCCCCATCGCAGAGTAACCGGGTCTGAAACTAAGAAGGGCAGCTATTCGCACACACGAAGCGCGCGCGCGTTAATCCAACCTAGGAATAGCAACACGAGCAATCGGAAGTTTACACGTACAATCCAACCAAATTTGACCGTAGATTTTATCCGTTGTTTCGGTAACTGCAAACACATCGGTTACTTGTTCAGGATCTACAAGCAAGAAACTTTGAGCAAGTTCCGGTTTTTCATTGAAAACACGATGCATAAGGAAATTACTCAAACTAGTACGGAACAAGCCATGAGCAACATCATACTTTTGTGCATACTCATACCAAGGTCTATTATAACCGAAAGTTTCGGTAAGAGTATTAGGATTAGCATTATACGCCTGAATAGGGCAGACCTCATTATATTTAATAGGCTGGAAGCCAATCAAGTTAAATTCAGGTTGATAATGTTCCATGAGACCACGATAAGTAAAGTGTTTAGGCAACAACTGTGTATAAACAGGCAACGGAGTAACAACAAGAATACCCATAATAATAGACTCTTCATCGCAGAAACACTCTATATTTGCGTTCGCTTCACCACGGACACCAGCAAGACCGGACTGTGAACCAAGAGCGGTAGCATAATCACCAGAGCCGGATACGGCATTTTGGTCAACTGTTTGGGTAACACTGTTAACATCAATATCACGGGAAACACCTCCGAAGAATTCAGGAAGAAGTAAATCAGCGTAACGGACTTTAACAGCAAAACGACCTTCAACAATATCTTTATAGGAGTAACCTTTGCGCATGTTAAGTTCCAAGAATTTTTGGTAACAATTTACCATACGTAAATCCGGAATAGAAATACCGGAAGTAGCCAAATCGTAAAGGCTACGCGCCTGGCGAACGGCTGTACCGTTATCAAGTTCAAGATATTCAACACCTTCAAGACCTTCATCAGAAGTTTTAAATGAAAGACCATACTTTTTGCCGTCTTCATCTACAAGAGCAGTTTTAACAAGTTCAGTACGGGTACCATCATCATTTGAAACGGTTTGAGTATAGGTAGTAATACCAACAAGAGGAGCATTACCCTGTTGCGGAGACTGGACAGCGGTAGTTAGGAAATCTTTTTCCCAATTAGCATAGCGAAGTTCATACAAAGTATCATCAGCACCTCCGGCATCATTCGGAATCCAAGTGTTATACTGTACTTGACCGTTCAGATAGTAAGGGTTGTTACGGTTATCACGGATAAAGGAATTATAGATACCTTCATAAGCACGAAAACCATAGGCAAGAATTTTTTGTTGTTTATCCTTATTGGCAGATTCAGAATTATACCACGGAGAAGAGGCAAGAGTAACATCAGAAGGAGCAGTAACAGAATAAGAACCAGTTAAAACAGAGGGTTTGAAATCATTACCAATAGTAGAAACAGCAATAGGACCAGTAACAGTAGACACAATACCAGTAGAGGAATTATCAGACTTACGAGCCTTAATAATAATAGCAACATATCTCACAGGAGAGCCATACGAACCGGGACTAACAGTAACATAAATACCCTCTGAATCAGTACCACCGGAAGAAACACCAATACAAGTACGGGAAGAATCAAAAAACAAATAAGTAGAATTAGCTACAAAATTATCCCAAGTAGATTCTACAGTAGTAGTAACACCTAAACGAAGTTCAAAGGCAGGAGTATCCATAGGAATATCAGCAGAAAAAGCATAAGACATACCGCAATAACGCTCACGTACCTCAATATCAGAATCTAAAATAGAACCAAGTTTACGACCAATAAAATAAGGTCTAACAATATCATCATCAGTAAGGTCAATATCAGTATTCAAAACCTGTGTAGAATAGGGGACAAACTCATAACCAGGATACCAAACAGGCGTAAGATTAAAAGGTTGACCATATTTGCCAATATGAGTAGTAGGCAAACCAAGATAATCACCAAGAGAACCAGTAGAACCCATTGCACGGAGTTTTTCAGTAGAGTTGAAATCGATATACGGCTCTTCAAGACCTTCACGGAAGTTACCAATAAAGTCCTTATAGTCTTTCCAAAGAGCACGCAGAGGATAGCGGAAGAATGAAATACGAGCTTTCATGCGGGTCTGAATAGGAAATACCATAGGCATAAACTGAAGACCAAAGCGAGGGTTTACACGGAAAGAAGTCTTAGCAGGTACAAGGTCACAGAAGATTGGAGTGATACGACCGATTTGAGTAGTAAGGTTGTTAGCATGAGACCAGTCAAAGTTATTGACTTTTACGTCATTATCGACGTCAAGAGTAGCATCAAAGATATTATCAGCCATTGTTAAAAGTTTTTAGGATTAATATTTATGTGAGTTGAATCAACAGACGAGGTAGACGTTTGTTCCGTCTTTTGAGTACTATTCGAGTTGTTTTTTGATACGGATAGTGAAATAGTACAAGCAGTAGAAAGGACTATTGCCGAAATAGTCGTAATAAGCGTACAAACAGCAGTAATAATAGCTTTAATTTGTTCATTTGTCAATTTCATTTGGAATAATTTTAAATTGTGAATTAGTAATTTGTTCATATTTAGCTAGAAACAGCTTATCAGGGTTATAACGTGTCAAATTATCACGTAGTTTTTCAGCCTTGCGGATAGTATCAAATTCACCAAGGAAAAAAGAAGTGATACGTTCTTGAGAGGCACGGTAGAGTACATCAATAGTAACTTTTAGTAAGTATTCAGGTTCTTGTTTAGCCATTAATCAGTAATTAAAGTAATTGTACAAATGTATTGGGGAAGAACGTTAATAGACTTAGCTATTTTTTGAGCTTCGAAAATAGTAATACCAAAGAGAGCAAACGCATTAACAGGTTTAAGAACAGTAACACGACGACCAGCAACAACAGAAGTATGCACATAACTTACAGAAAAATCGAAATCGTGCTTTTCAGCAAAAGCTTGTTTCATGTTGTATTTTTCACATTTTTTCATATTAAACAGTTTTAAGGTCATCAATAGACTGCATTATAAATTCAAGAGCAGAAAACAAAGGTCTAACATCATGATTTTTAGAAAGGTCTTCAACATATTCACCAAGATAACGTAGCATAGAATCACGTAAATTACGCAATTCATCAATACTCATAGGAATTTCATTTTTTGTAGCCATAATATTAAATGCTTTTAATTATTACACTACAAAGATAGATATAATCAATATTATGTTTAATTAAAAAGGAGCAATGTTATTATATTGCTCCTTTTTAATTTTTATCAATTGAAGAAAAATACATATGTATTTTTTGATTATCTCTCCTCAATATGAATTATACGAAAAAAAGAAGGTTACTATTTCTAGCAACCTTCCCATATTTTTCAGACTTATATTTTTCAGACTTATAATTTTCCTGAAAACGATATTACTTCATCAGTTTATCGATTTCTTCAAATTCAGGTCCCATGTTCAAGTTATAGTAAACTCTATAAAGACCTTGTAACCATAAATCTTGTTGATCAGGTTTCAAAGCTCTAGCTTTTTCATAGAATGGTTTAGCTTCTTCGTAGAATTTCTTAACTACAGCCTGTGCTTCAGCATATTTAGGATCATTGATATCTGTTGTTGCTTTATCAGCATAATCCTGTGCTTTCATCAAATATACCAAGCCTACATTAGAGTATGCTTCTGCATATTCCGGATCAGCAGCAATAGCTTTCTTGTAGTATTCGATTGCATTATCATACTCTTTCATATTATGATAAAGATATGCTTTTACATACAAATACAACTTATTGTTCGGATCATTAGATAACATTCTGTCAGCAAACTCCATAGCTTTTGAAGCTTGATTAGAGCTATTATAATAATCAACCAAATTAGCAAAGAAATAATCATTTCCAGGGAACTTTAGGATACCCTCTTCCAAAGATTTAATCCAAGCAGCAGTATCACCTTTAGCTTTATAGGCATCAGCCATCAATTGCATTGCAAATTTACCTCCGTCCTTATCAGATAAAGCCATTGGGGCATATTTAATAATAGCATCTTTATCACCTACCCTATCAGCAGCCAATGTAGCATAATATGCAATTTGTGGGATAAGAGTATCATTCTTAGCCAATTCTTTATCAGCTAGCATCGGATACGAAGCTGATTCAACATATGTTGCAAAGAATTTCAAGGCTTCTTTATTCTTATCCAAGTTAAAATACTGAATACCACCATTAATCAAATTAGGACGTTCAGCCAACATACTTGAAGCATTTGCTTTCCGGTATTTGTTTTTAACTTTTCCCTTTTCATTAGGTATTTCCGCTAATTCATCACACTTAGTATAGTACTCATACATTTTCAGAATACTATTATACACTTTCAATGTATCATACGGTTTTTTCAAAAAAGCATTTTTCATTTGCTCTTCGTTGATACGTCTCTGAATAAATCCAGCAACGTCCCATGTGTCAGCAAGATCCTTCGTTTCAGGATTCTTCATAGCTTCTTTAATAAGCTGCTCAGCCTGCTTAAAATTAGGTTTTACGTCATTAGCCATACTCTTTGCTTCTTTCACATTTTTCATCTGTGCGAATGAGAAGCTAACAGCCATCAATAAAACCATCGAAAATAATACTCTTTTCATGATTGTTGTTTGATTAATTATTAATATTATGTCTATTCCTCGATTTCGTTGTTGCTTTCGTTTTCATTTACGTCTGCTACATCATCAATATCAGGAGCATCAGCATTCGGATCACTCACAATTGTTCCTTCTGCTTCTTCTGCCGGAATTTCATCTTCAAGACTTTCTGTCATAACCTTACATACCGAACCAATCTGGTCGTTACGTTTTTCTAAATTTATCAGACGGACACCTTGAGTAGCACGGCCCATAATACGAACATCAGCCACTTTCAAACGAATAGTGATACCAGACTTATTGATAATCATCAAGTCATTTTCATCAGTTACTGACTTGATTGTTACCAACTTACCTGTTTTTTCGGTAATATTCATGGTCTTCACACCCTTACCACCACGGTTCGTCTTACGATAGTCTTCTATTTCAGAACGTTTGCCATATCCTTGTTCGGAAACTACCATCACAGATTCTGTCTTCAAATCTTTGATACAAATCATTCCTACTACTTCATCCTGGCCATCATTATCCAATGTAATACCGCGTACACCTGTTGCTGTACGTCCCATTACACGAACTGCTGCTTCATGGAAACGAATTGCACGTCCATTACGATTGGCAATGATGATTTCATTGTTTCCATTCGTCATACGAACTTCAATAACACTGTCATCTTCACGGATAGTTATGGCATTTACACCATTCTGACGAGGACGAGAATACTGTTCTAGTAATGTCTTCTTTATTACCCCTTTCTTAGTACAGAACAATACATAATGGCTATTAATAAACTCAGAATCTTCCAAACTCTTCACACGCAAGTATGCAGTTACATTATCGTCCGAGTCAATATTCAACAAATTCTGAATAGCACGTCCCTTAGAATTCTTCGTTCCCTCAGGTATTTCATATACTTTCAGCCAATAGCACTTGCCTTTTTGTGTAAAGAACATCATCGTATTGTGCATGGTAGCAGGATAAATATGTTCTACAAAGTCTTCATCACGGGTCTCCGTACCTTTCGAACCTACACCACCACGATTTTGTGCACGGAATTCAGTCAACGGAGTACGTTTGATATAACCCATATGAGAAATTGTAATAATCATCTGATCATCTGCATAGAAGTCTTCCGGATTGAACTCTTCTGAAGAATAAACGATTTCAGAACGACGTTCATCTCCATATTTCGTTTTAACTTCCAACAATTCATCTTTCATTACCTGACGGCATACTTCATCATCAGCCAAAATACTTTCCAAATAAGCTATCTGCTTCATTATTTCTTCGTATTCCGCATGAAGCTGATCCTGCATCAGACCTGTCAATTGACGCAAACGCATTTCTACAATTGCGCGAGACTGAATTTCTGTCAGGTTGAATCGCTCAATCAAGCCTGCTATAGCGTCATTAGGAGTTTTTGCTGCACGAATGATACGAATTACTTCATCAATATTATCCGAAGCGATAATCAAACCTTCAAGAATGTGCGCGCGTTCTTTCGCTTTACGAAGATCGAACTGAGTACGACGAATAACAACTTCGTGTCTATGTTCGATGAAATATTTAATTAAATCTCTCAGATTCAACGTCTTTGGACGTCCATGAACCAAAGCAACATTATTTACGCCAAAAGATGTCTGCAAAGCTGTCATTTTATAGAGTTTGTTCAACACTACACTTGCATTTGCATCACGTTTGATGTCAATAACAATACGCATACCGTCACGGTCAGACTCATCGTTGGCATTTGAGATACCTTCTATTTTCTTATCATTTACAAGATCAGCTATATACTTAATCAACTCGGCCTTATTTACATTATAAGGAATCTCGGTTATTACGATCTTATCATGTGTCTGTCCGCTTTCGATTTCGGCTTTCGCACGCATAATTACACGTCCTCGTCCAGTCAAATATGCCTCGCGTACACCACTCACACCATATATAAACCCACCAGTAGGAAAATCTGGTGCTTTGACAAATTCCATCAGTTCCTCTACTGTAATTTCCGGATTATCAATATATGCTTCACATGCTTCAATTACTTCCGAAAGATTATGAGGAGGCATATTGGTAGCCATACCTACAGCGATACCGGATGCTCCGTTCACCAGAAGATTCGGGATACGTGTCGGCATAACTTTAGGTTCTACCAACGTATTATCAAAGTTAGGCTCAAAATCGACGGTTTCCTTATACAGGTCATCCATCATTGCTTCACCCAACTTATTAAGACGAGCTTCTGTATAACGCATAGCAGCAGGGCTATCACCGTCTACAGAACCAAAGTTTCCCTGTCCATCTACCAAAGGATAACGCATTGCCCATTCCTGAGCCATACGCACCATTGCAAAATAAACAGAAGAATCTCCATGAGGATGGTACTTACCGAGTACCTCACCCACAATTCTGGCTGATTTCTTATAAGGTTTGTCTGAAGTATTGCCCAATTCCATCATTCCGTATAAAATTCTACGGTGAACAGGCTTAAATCCATCTCTAACATCCGGAAGGGCACGTGAAACGATGACCGACATGGAGTAGTCAATGTACGATGACTTCATTTCCTCCTCGATGTTAATCTTTATAATTCTGTCTTGTTCAAGCATTTAAAATGATTATTAATTATACATTCTACGGTTTGTGAAAAACCACGCTAAAGTACTACTTTTCCCCGATATACGAAAGTTTTTAGAAAGAAAGTTTTAGCATGACCGGGACGACAATTCATTAAACTTTAAAATTCGAAAATAAAAAGATAAAAACGATAAATATAATATGGAAAGATAGATAACATTGGTAAAAAAGAGCTGGATATTTGTTATACCTTATATATATAATGCAAATACACCGTTTTTATGGCACGCCATTTGTAGATATAAGAAATAAAGCAAATATTGCAATACAAACTTGATTAATGCGTATATTTGCCAGTGAATAACCCTTAGAAGAAAAGGAAAAGTATGAATAATCAATTCTCACAAAGAGTTTCCGACATTATCGTCTATAGTAAGGAAGAAGCGAATCGGTTGAGAAGTAGGTATATAGGCCCTGAGCACCTGCTTCTGGGAATCCTCCGTGACGGTGAAGGAAAAGCTATCGAGATATTGTCTAAACTCAACACCAATCTAGCTGCAATAAAGCAACAGATTGAAGCTCAACTGAAGGCAGAAGCTGATGATATGTTATTGCCTGATGCAGAGGTACCGTTATCTAATGATGCGGCAAAGATATTAAAAATGTGTATTTTAGAAGCTCGTGGAATGAAAAGTAACATCGCTGATACAGAACATGTATTATTGGCTATTTTAAGAGAAAAAAACAATATGGCCGCTTCTGTACTTGAAGCAAACGATATAAATTATGTGAAAGTACTGGAGCAAGCTACATTGCAGCCAGATATAAACTCTGGTATGGGTTTCACGGAAGACGATGATGATGACGAAGAAATGTCCTCTCCCCGTTCCGGCAGAGGTGGTTCGGACGAACGCCAACAGGCACAAACCGCTTCAAAAAAGCCGTCTAATGACACGCCGGTACTTGACAATTTCGGTACTGACATGACAAAAGCGGCAGAAGAAGGACGCTTGGATCCTGTTGTCGGCAGAGAGAGAGAAATCGAACGTTTAGCGCAGATCTTAAGCCGCCGCAAAAAGAACAATCCGATTTTGATTGGTGAGCCTGGTGTAGGAAAATCAGCGATTGTTGAAGGTCTTGCATTAAGAATCATTCAGAAAAAGGTTTCGCGGATTCTGTTTGATAAACGAGTGGTTGCTCTTGATATGACTGCTGTTGTAGCAGGAACCAAATATCGTGGACAATTTGAGGAACGTATTCGTTCCATTCTCAATGAATTACAGAAAAATCCGAATGTAATATTATTCATTGATGAAATCCACACGATTGTAGGCGCAGGTTCTGCGGCAGGTTCTATGGATGCTGCCAATATGCTAAAACCGGCATTGGCAAGAGGAGAAATACAATGTATCGGTGCTACCACTCTTGATGAATATCGTAAGAACATTGAGAAAGATGGCGCTTTGGAACGTCGTTTCCAAAAAGTAATAGTAGAACCGACTACCGCTGCCGAAACTTTGCAGATTTTGCGTAATATCAAGGATAAATATGAAGACCACCACAATGTGTATTATACGGATGAAGCATTGGAAGCATGTGTCAAGCTGACAGACCGCTATATCACAGATCGTAATTTCCCTGATAAAGCTATTGACGCTTTAGACGAAGCCGGTTCACGTGTACATCTTACCAATGTCAATGTGCCCAAAGAGATAGAAGAACAAGAAAAACTGATCGAAGAAGCCAAAAGCAAGAAAAACGAAGCTGTGAAATCGCAGAATTTCGAACTTGCAGCCAGCTTCCGTGATAAAGAAAAAGAGCTTTCTGTCCAATTGGATGAGATGAAAAAAGAATGGGAAGCCAATCTGAAGGAAAACAGGCAAACTGTTGATGCAGAAGAAATTGCCAATGTCATCTCAATGATGTCAGGCATTCCGGTACAACGGATGGCACAAGCTGAAGGTATCAAGCTCGCAGGTATGAAAGAAGATTTGCAGGCTAAAGTCATCGCACAAGATACAGCAATAGAAAAACTGGTTAAAGCTATTTTGCGAAGCCGTGTAGGGCTAAAAGATCCTAATAAGCCAATTGGCACATTTATGTTCTTAGGCCCGACAGGAGTTGGTAAAACTCACTTAGCAAAAGAGTTAGCCAAATACATGTTTGGTTCTGCTGATGCACTGATTCGTATAGATATGAGTGAATATATGGAAAAGTTCACTGTTTCACGCCTGGTTGGAGCACCTCCGGGATACGTAGGATATGAAGAAGGTGGTCAGCTGACAGAAAAAGTGCGCCGTAAACCATACTCGATTGTATTGCTTGATGAGATAGAAAAAGCACATCCGGATGTGTTCAACATCTTGCTTCAGGTTATGGATGAAGGTCGTCTGACTGACAGTTATGGCAGAATGGTAGATTTCAAAAATACTGTTATTATCATGACTTCCAATATAGGAACCCGTCAGCTGAAAGAATTTGGACGTGGCGTTGGTTTTGCGACACAAAGCCGCCTGGATGATAAGGAATTCTCGCGAAGCGTAATACAAAAAGCTCTAAACAAATCATTCGCGCCCGAATTCATCAATCGTGTAGATGAGATAATCACGTTTGACCAGCTTTCTCTGGAAGCAATAACAAAGATTATAGACATAGAGCTGAAAGGATTGTATGATAGAATAGAATCTATTGGTTACAAGCTTGTTATTGAAGATAAGGCGAAAGAATTTATCGCCGGCAAAGGATATGACGTACAATATGGCGCCCGTCCTTTGAAGCGAGCAATTCAAACTTATCTGGAGGATGGCTTATCCGAGCTCATCATTTCCTCCTCTTTGAAGGAGGGAGATACTATTCAGGTATCTCTCAATGAAGAAAAAGGTGAATTGGAGATGAAAGTTGTCACTCCGGAATAATATTATTTCCTGAATAAGAAAATAAAATAATATGCCATAATGTCAGACCTTCGGGTCTGGCATTTTTTTTGTCTCTATCTGAACAAACATCAATTAAAATTAATCAATAGATAAACTAAAAAATATACGTATTATGCAAAAAGGTAATATTGGGGTTACAACAGAGAACATTTTCCCTATCATTAAAAAGTTTTTGTACAGTGACCATGAGATTTTTCTGCGCGAGTTAGTATCCAATGCAGTAGACGCCACTCAAAAGCTGAATACGCTTGCTTCTATTGGCGAATTTAAGGGTGAACTGGGTGATTTAACCGTTCACGTTGAATTGGGCAAAGATACCATTACTATTTCTGACCGTGGTATCGGTTTGACTGCAGAGGAAATTGAAAAGTACATCAATCAAATAGCTTTTTCAGGAGCTAACGACTTCCTGGAGAAATACAAGAATGACGCAAATGCCATTATCGGACATTTCGGACTTGGCTTCTACTCTGCTTTTATGGTTGCAAAGAAAGTGGAAATTATCACTAAATCATACAGAGACGGTGCACAAGCCGTAAAATGGACTTGTGATGGCAGCCCTGAATTCACTATTGAAGAAATAGAAAAAGCCGATCGTGGATCAGACATCATCTTATACATTGATGATGACTGCAAAGAATTTCTCGAAGAAGCACGTATTTCCGAGCTTCTGAAGAAATATTGCAGCTTCCTTCCTGTTCCCATTGCATTTGGGAAAAAGAAAGAATGGAAAGACGGCAAACAAGTAGAAACAGCCGAAGATAATATAATCAATGATACCACTCCTTTGTGGACACGTAAACCTAGCGAACTTTCGGATGAAGATTACAAATCATTCTATAGTAAGCTATATCCAATGTCTGATGAACCACTATTCTGGATTCACCTGAATGTTGATTATCCATTCCATCTGACCGGTATCCTCTATTTCCCGAAGGTAAAGAGCAATATTGAATTAAATAAGAATAAGATTCAGTTATATTGCAATCAGGTATATGTTACAGACTCGGTTGAAGGTATTGTGCCGGACTTCCTGACTTTGTTACATGGCGTAATCGATTCTCCGGATATTCCGTTGAACGTTTCCCGTTCGTATTTGCAAAGCGACTCGAACGTGAAGAAGATTTCAACTTATATCACAAAGAAGGTTTCCGACCGTTTACAGTCTATATTCAAGAATGACCGTAAGCAGTTTGAGGAGAAGTGGAATGATTTAAAAATATTTATCAATTACGGAATGCTCACACAAGAGGATTTCTATGATAAAGCGCAAAAATTTGCCCTTTTCACCGATACAAATGACAAGCATTATACATTTGAAGAGTACCAGACCCTTATTAAAGATAATCAGACAGATAAAGATGGAAACCTAATTTATCTGTATGCAAATAACAAGGATGAGCAATACAGTTATATTGAAGCTGCCACCAACAAAGGATACAATGTTTTGCTCATGGATGGCCAGTTGGATGTAGCTATGGTGAGCATGCTGGAACAAAAACTTGAAAAATCCCGTTTCACTCGTGTAGACAGTGATGTTGTTGACAATCTTATTGTAAAAGAAGATAAGAAAGGTGAAACGTTGGAAGCCAATAAACAGGATGCAATCACAACAGCCTTCAAGAGTCAATTGCCTAAAATGGATAAAGTTGAATTCAATGTCATGACACAGGCATTAGGAGAAAATTCAGCTCCAGTCATGATTACTCAAAGCGAATATATGCGTCGTATGAAAGAAATGGCGAATATTCAGGCCGGAATGAGTTTCTATGGTGAAATGCCTGATATGTTTAATCTAATTCTTAATTCAGACCATAAGTTGATAAAACAGGTATTGAATGAAGAAGAAAGCGCTTGCCAGGCAGAAGTAGCTCCGATACTTTCTGAAATGGACAATGTCAACAAACAACGCAATGAGTTGAAAGACAAGCAAAAGGATAAAAAAGAAGAAGAAATCCCCACATCAGAAAAAGATGAACTAAACAATCTGGATAAGAAGTGGGATGATCTGAAAGGTAAGAAAGAAGCTATCTTTATCGGCTACGCAAGCAATAATAAAGTTATCCGCCAGCTGATCGATTTGGCCTTATTGCAAAACAATATGCTAAGAGGTGAAGCTTTGAATAACTTCGTAAAACGTAGCATAGAATTGATTTAATATCGCCCCTTTAAACATTACACATACTTCAAGAAAGAGCATTCAACGTTAAATACACGTTGTAATGCTCTTTTTCAATTTAAAACGATCGGTAAAATATCGATTAATTGAAAAGTATTGTATATATTTGAACACTTAATAGACAAAAAATTCAATTGTTTGATTTGGGTTATGAGAAAGATTTTTTTAGTGTTAATTACTTTATGGCTGATTATTCCGGCTATCCATGCCCAAAAAGTAGGACTTGTATTAAGCGGTGGTGGCGCCAAAGGGATGACACACATCGGTATCATTCGCGCTTTGGAAGAAAACAACATTCCTATTGATTACATTGCAGGCACTTCTATGGGAGCCATTATCGGTTCTTTATATGCCATGGGATACTCTCCTGACGACATGGTAGAACTTCTCAAGTCGGAAGACTTTAAACGATGGTATTCCGGAGAAGTGGAAGAGAAATATGTATATCACTTCAAAAAGAATCTTCCCACTCCCGAATTCTTCAATATTCGTTTTTCATTCAAGGACTCACTGAAAAGTTTGAAACCTCAATTCCTGCCTACCAGTGTTGTCAATCCGATTCAAATGAATCTCGTTTTTGTAGACCTATATGCACGTGCCACAGCCGCTTGTAAGGGAGATTTTGATAAACTTTTTGTTCCTTTCCGTTGCATTGCGTCCGATGTATACAACAAGAAACAATTAGTCATGAAGGAAGGAGATTTAGGAGATGCCGTCAGAGCTTCCATGAGCTTCCCATTCATGTTTAAACCTATTGAAATAGACAATGTATTAGCCTATGACGGAGGTATTTATAATAACTTTCCTACAGATGTCATGAGAGATGATTTTCATCCGGATGTCATCATAGGAAGCGTCGTGTCAACCAATCCCACTAAACCCAAAGAAAATGACCTCATGAGTCAAATTGAAAATATGGTGATGCAGAAAACCGACTATTCCATTCCGGACTCCATGGGGATTTTAATGACGTTCAAATATGACAATGTCAATCTAATGGATTTTCAACGCATTGACGAATTACACGATATAGGATATAATCGAACCATCAGCATGATGGATTCAATCAAAAGTCGTATCCATCGGCGTGTAAATCTGGACAATATACGTTTAAGAAGAATGGTATACCGGAGTAATTTTCCGGAGCTACGCTTTAAAAATATCATCATCGACGGAGCTAATCCACAACAACAAGTATATATTAAAAGAGAATTTCATAAATCAGATAACAAAGAATTCACTTATGAGGATTTAAAACAAGGTTATTTCCGATTGTTATCTGATAAAATGATTTCCGAAATTATACCGCATGCAATTTATAATCCGGAAGACGACACCTACGATCTACATTTAAAGGTGAAATTAGAAAATAATTTTGCTGTGCGGTTGGGAGGAAATATATCCACTTCCAACTCCAATCAGATCTATCTGGGGCTTAGCTATCAGGATTTAAACTACTATGCCAAAGAGTTTATCCTTGACGGGCAACTCGGAAAAGTATATAATAACGTGCAGTTTATGGCAAAAATTGACTTCGCCACTGCCATTCCTACCTCATACCGCCTTATAGGCTCAATCAGTACTTTCGACTATTTCAAGAAAGACAAACTTTTCTCGCGAAATAACAAACCCGCCTTTAATCAGAAAGACGAACGTTTCTTAAAATTGCAGGTCGGCTTACCTTTCCTTTCGAGCAAGCGAGCAGAGTTTGGGGTCGGAATTGCGAAAATAGAAGATAAATATTTTCAGAAAAGCGTCATTGACTTTGGAAATGACAAATTTGACAAAAGTCGCTATGATTTATTCGGTGGATCAATCAGCTTTAATGGAAGTACCCTAAATTCTAAACAATACCCCACACGTGGATACAGAGAAGCTCTTGTTGCCCAGATCTTCGTTGGAAAAGAACGATTCTACCCGGGCGAAGGAAGTACCACCAACAACAATAATAAAGACCATCACTCATGGTTGCAATTATCATACATGAAAGAGAAATATCATAATATGAGTGAACATTGGGTTTTAGGGTGGTATTTGAAGGCATTATATGCCTCTAAAAACTTTTCCGAGAACTATACGGCCACAATGATGCAGGCTGGAGAGTTTTCGCCCACGCTACACAGTAAATTGACCTACAACGAAGCCTTTCGTGCCAATCAATTTGTGGGAGCCGGTATTCGGCCTATTTACCGTTTAAACCAAATGTTCCATCTTCGGGGAGAATTTTATGGCTTTATGCCCATTTATCCAATCGAAAAAAACTCGTTGAATAAAGCATATTATGGAAAAGCTTTCTCCAAGTTTGAATATTTAGGAGAAATTTCTGTTGTATGTCAATTACCTTTTGGAGACATCTCTGCATATGTAAATCATTATAGCTCACCGAAAAGGGAGTGGAATGTCGGACTAAGTATAGGTTGGCAACTATTCAATTATCGGTTCATAGAATAATTTTCTACAAAAAAAGTCGTTGAAAAGCTTGCTAGTTCGGGAAAAGTCCGTATCTTTGCACCCGTTAAAACGAAATAATGGTCGCGTAGCTCAACTGAATAGAGTAGCTGACTACGGATCAGCCGGTTACAGGTTTGAATCCTGTCGCGGTCACTGAAAACTTACAAATTATAGGGTCGCGTAGCTCAACTGAATAGAGTAGCTGACTACGGATCAGCCGGTTACAGGTTTGAATCCTGTCGCGATCACTTAATCCTCTGCATTTTATGTGGAGGATTTTATTTTTTCCCCCATTTCATCGAAGAAATCGGCCTTTTCCATTCAGCTATTTTATATCCCGGCTCGATATTAGAAAAGAAACATGTGGTAGGTTATTTTGGCTCAGTCTGAAACCTTGGGGGATTGCGTTAAAATTCTTATTTTTGCATCATGAAAACATCCTCTTCCCAAACGATTGATCCTGTTGCTTCTTTAAGCTTGTTCTTGCCTTCAGGAATCCTTGATTACTTTACCCTAGTCAATCATGTTTCTCAGGATACTTGCTTTATTCTTTATTTAGAGGAGAAAGCCACTATTCCTGCTGAGTACTCTGATCTCCATCTTCACTCAAAAGGTTTCCTCCCTGAGATTGAAGTTCAGGACTTCCCTATCCGTGGTAAAGCCGTTTATTTACGTATCAAGCGTCGTCGCTGGGAAGATCCATCCACTGGGCAGACATATAGTCGTGACTGGAGTTTGGTAGCCACCGGTACTCGCATAACCGCTGAGTTCGGTGCTTTTTTAAAAGAATTACTTAGATAATCACGCCGTTAGCTGCCAAAGTGTAGCAGAGCATTACTGTATGGATGGCAAACAGCTTCAAAGCCAATATAAAGATCACCTGAGTGACTTCCAGAATTGGGATCAGAGAGCACATGCCCAAGAGTATATCCTTTATCCAAAGAATATGGGTTATCGCCTATGTATTGACGAAACGGCTTTGAGCAAGGGAGATCTTTATACCATCTTAATAAATAGAGATAAGCGAGGTAGGAAAGGTTCTATTATAGCTGTAATTCAGGGCACTAAAGCCGATGATATCATTGCGGTACTTACAAAGATGCCACAGGAGCTGCGTAATCAAGTCAAAGAAATTACACTGGATATGGCCGGGAGCATGCAAAAGATTGCGAAAACGTGCTTTCCACGTGCCATGCAGGTGATTGATAGGTTTCATGTACAAAAACTTGTATACGAAGCTGTACAAGAGTTGCGTATTACATATAGATGGCAAGTGATAAAAGAGGAGAATAAAGCCATGAAAGCGGCAAAAGAGAAGGGGGAAGTACATAAAGCAGAAGAACTCGAAAACGGAGATACACTCAGGCAATTATTAGCCAGAAGCAGATATTTATTATTTAAATCACCTGATAAATGGACCAAGAGCCAGAAAATCAGGGCAGAATTACTTTTCAAGCAGTTTGAAGATATTAAGCACGTATATTACTACTCATTGGAGTTGGGAAAGATCTTTTCCACAAACTATGACAAGGATGTAGCAAGAGCAAAGCTGGCACTATGGTATAATAAGATTGAAGAATATGGATACGATACATTCACAACAGTAGCAAACTCTATTGAGAATCATTATGAAAGGATTTTGAACTTCTTTGTGAACAGGAGTACAAATGCAGCAGCGGAAGCATTTAATGCTAAAATCAAAGCATTTAGGGCATCATTTAGAGGAGTAGTGGATATGAGCTTCTTCCTTTTTAGGCTAGCAAAGGTATATGCATGAAGGGAATTGACTAAAATTAATCCCCCAAGAATTACAACTGAGCCGCACCCAGCAGGAACTATAATTTTCAAGTGGTCCCCCGAAACGGTCTCTGTAAAAAATAAGCCCTTGAAAGTGCTTGACTTTCAAGGGCTTTAGAGTGATTATTGAGGTTCCTGGCGTACTATTTTCAGTACTAATAATCAGAAACTTACCTCGTAAGCGGGCTACAAACGTAACCGGAACCGAAACATTTTCTTAGTTTCTAAAGTTTCTATCTCTTGTTATTTCTCACTATTTATTTAGGGAATTTTCCCCCTTTAATAATCGTCATCCTGTTTTATTTTTGGAATCATCCAGTAATTCCAATCTTGTTCTCAAAGATGCGTTTTCTACGAGTAATCTCCTGTTTTCACATTCCAATTCCTTATTCCTATCACGCAAAAAAAAGACCAAACTGTCACTATTCAAGTTATTAGGAATATCGGATGCTTTCGCAGGCTGATCGTTCACATACATAGTACCCTTACCAGTCATTAACCATTCGGCACTTAAGTTTGTGTAAGCACACAAGATTCGTTCTATACTATCTGAATTCATAGATGACCTATTCTTTAAAGCTTTACCTATAAGACCATTTGAAAGGCCTGCTGCGACAGTCAAGCTATTAGAATTCAATCCTTCAGTTTTCATAAAAAACTCAAGTCGGTCTATAAATGTCTCTTTAGCAATAGAACTATTCTCCATTATTTGTTTTCATTTATAGAACAATTCGCAATAAAATATTCATTTTATTAGAAATGTTCTCGTAAAACATTTGCAAATATAGAGAAAAGTTCTCTATATTTGCACAGTGATTTCAAAATTATTGCAACAAATGTACAACAAAACTAGAACATCCGCAATAGCGAAAAAACGCTATTCGTTTAAAAAAGGATATCTGCAAGTCTCTTTAGAAGATAAAGACAAGCTCAAATCAGACTTGACACAGGTTTTAAATAACCCATCACGATCGTACTTCTCAAAAAAACTGAATGCCGGGATTATCGATATCTCCGTAACTCTATTCTCGGCAATTACAGAAGTCTTTAAAAAATATGATATAACAGACTGTTGGACCATTGAAGATATGTAGTTATGAACTTAAAAGTCACACTTGCAAAACGGGAAAACGAAATAGCCGAATGTGTTGCGTGGGGAGGCTCATATAAAGAGACAGCTTCACTGCTACAAATCAGCGTACGGACCGTAGACAACACCCTTCGTAAAGTCAAAGAGAAATTAGGACTAAATAAGATCAACGAAATTTCAGCATGGTGGTTTTGTACGCACCACAACATAAGCTTTGACTTATCCCCTTTTGTTAGAAGACAAGTATCGGTCATACTACTTTTCTTGTTCATCGGTGGAGAAATTACGATCATTACAGACTCAACATATACAGTACGTCGTTCTCGCAGAACACGTACTGAATATCGAGTCAGAAGACAGGAAACTTCTATTAATCAACCATATATTATTTAATCAAATTACGCACAAGGAATGCGTCCGGGATAAACCCGGTATTTTAGTTATACATTTTCTATATTCAAATGAGGAAATAGAAGTTTATCATTATTAATCATTAAAAACGTGCTTAAGGAGGCATGTAGGGTATCCAATCCCTGGTTAGGTTTGTTACACAAGATTTGCCGGGTGAAATTCCCGGCATACGGGTAATGGTGTAAGGTAGCATAACGGAGTGTTCAGCATTTCTCTGTTGGCTGGGTTCGAATCCCAAATACCCACTATTTCTATTATTAACATAAAAGTAAACGTTATGGAAAACTTTGAAGAAACAGAAAAACGTATAACTTCCGCAATGAATGAAATTTCAAATATTATTAAATCAAATAATATGAGTGCTCTTTGTTTTTTTTATAAAGAGCAAGATTCTCTCGTTGCCACTCCGGCAGTAATTACCGGTTCCCCTATCAATATCATACCAGCTATAGTACAGATCATGCAAAACTCATTTATTGCCCGTAATATCATTTTAACGGCCTGTGACTATTATAGATTCCAAGAAAAAGAGAAGATAGAAACAAAGGAGATGCCTCAATACTTAAAGGAATTTATTGAAGAGCTGTTAAATGAATTACAATAGTAAGCTATGAAAGTTGTTCACTCCCCCAGCCCATCCACTCAAAAAAGAGAAAAGATAAATCTTTTTGAGAACGATGATCCGGAAGAAGTTGCAGCTCTTTGTCAGCAATCTGTTCAGCTAGAATCAAACAAGATATTGTTAAGAATAGACGCCCGGACGCAAGTTCTCGTTGATCCCAAAGATGCAACATCTGAATATGCGGAAAAACTACGGCAACGGTATAAGTTAAGTTATCACCATAAAGCCGTAGGAGGGCGTAAAAAAAGATAATACTATGTATGTAGACATTGACAATCGTGGTTTACTCACCATTAATGATATTCATCCAAAAGATGCTCAACATCTTTTAGAAATAATTCAGCAGGCAGACGCGCAACTTTTATCCAGTCCTATTGAAGTCCTTAGAAAACAGCTTCATTTGCAACTCAAAGAACTTGTTTTCTCCGTACCAAATAAAAAACCATAGCTATGAATTTTACTGATGATGATATAAAACGCATCAAAGACGCATCAGCCAGCCACCTAATTGATGTGGTACAAGACTTCCAGAATCTTCGTAAATCTGGGACTAGTTACATATGTGACTGCCCTGTATGCAAAGCTTCGAAGAAGTTTAGCATACACCCGGTCAAAGATATTTATGGATGCTTTTCTTGCCATCAAGTCAACGGAGTTGGTGCACTTGACTATTTAATGAGAGTCGAGAAAAAAGAATTCCCAGATGCTCTCGAATATCTGGCACACAAATTCAACGTCATTCTTGATCAGCGTCCGGAACAGAAAAAAAAGCAGATCGAGAAAATGAAGAAAGGAAGTAAAAAAGCTAAAGGCAATGATGTCTGCAGCTTTTGTTCTAAAATGCTTTCTGATTCTGGATTGACTTTTGAAGATGTCACAGCCAAGATTTATAAAACCGGTGATACGAAATCAATTTTCGAGGCACGTACATTTCATCCTGGTACCATAAACGGATCCGGAGAGATTGATTCATCCGGAGATGACGTGATTATAGAATATTATGATCTCGAAGGCATGCCGGTTACCTATTCCAGGAAAGATCATCGAAAAAAAGACACAGGTGAACGGAAAGAATATTTTCGGGTACGATGGCAATTTCCAGATGCACATTTAGACAAAGAAGGGAAACCATTCAAATATAAATCACCTTCAGGAAGTGGTACGCCTATCTATATTCCAGAAAAACTGCGCCGTATGTATAAGGAGAAAGAGCAAATCCCCAGACTCTATATCCAGGAAGGAGAAAAAAAAGCAGAGAAGGCATGCAAACACGGAGTTCCCTCAATTGCTGTTTCTGGCATTCAAAATTTAGGTAGTAAAGAAAACAGCTCTCTTCCGGAAGATCTAGTAAAGATCATCACAACATGTGGTGTTAAAGAAGTTGCATTCATATTTGACTCTGATTGGGATGATATCAGCACTAATATCCGACTTAATGACCGTGTCGAAAAACGTCCTTACTGTTTTTTCTACGCTGCCAAAAACTTCAAAGAGTATATGCGTACTCTTAAGAATCGAAATATCTACGTAGAAGTTTTTGTTGGCCACATTCAGAAGAATGAAGCTGGAGACAAAGGTCTGGATGACCTGCTTTCAAATACCCTTAAAGATCATGAAGATGAATTGGCAAAGGATATCGAATTTGCGTGTAATCAAAAAAAAGGTCTTGGAAAGTATGTTGAAATGTTCAAGGTTACAACTTGGACCGATCACAAATTACAAGAGTTATGGTGTCTGCATTCTCATGAAGCTTTTGCCGAACGTCATAAGGATATTCTCAAAAACCTTCCTGAATTTGTATTCGGAAGATACCGATGGAAGTTTGATGACACAGGCAAAGTTGTCCTGGCACAACCTTTCGATGATGATGAAAAATTTTGGGAAGAAGTAGAGAAAAAAGACCGGGGAGGAGACCCGCGTATTGAATATCAATTCTGCTATGTCAATTCCCATAATTTTCTGCAAAATCGCGGTTTTGGTCGTCTTCGTCGTCTTGACAAAACCTATCAGTTTATTCACCTGGATCCACCGGTCGTCCAAGCAATCGACGCATCGGATGCACGAGACTATTTATTTCAATTTGCAAAACATTATTGTAAAAAGGAAGTAAACGAGATGCTTATCAAAGGGGTGTCTCAATATGTAGGTCCGGACAAACTATCACTTCTCAATTTCATTGAACCGAATTTTATAAAGCCTAATAGAGAAAGCCAATATTTTTATTTCGATACCAAATGTTGGTACATAACCAAAGACAGTGTACAAGAAATGGGATACGAGAATATCAGCCACCATATATGGGCAGAACAACGAAAAATGATTCCCTCCAAATACTTGGGCTACCCATTAATCACTTTCAAGGTAGATCAAGAAAATCATTATACCTATTCTATCTCAAAAGATGGGGAAAAATGCCATTATCTCCTTTTTCTAAAAAATGCCAGCAATTTCTCCTGGCGGAAGTCTGAAGTAGAGAAAGATGCCGATGAAGAGAATGAGAATCGAATTCATCTTTTAAGTAAGTTATGTGCCATAGGTTATATGATAATGGAAGCTAAAGATAATAACGTTTCAAAAGCTGTTGTCGGAATGGACGGAAAACAATCCGAAGTAGGTGATTCCAATGGCCGAAGTGGTAAATCTTTAATTGGGGAACTCATGCGCTGCGCTATTCCCACAGCTTACATACCTGGAAAAAGAAGCGACCTCTTCAATGATCAATTTGTTTGGAATGATGTACTTGAAAATACTAAGCTAGTATTCATTGATGACGTACTGCAGAACTTCAATTTTGAATTTTTATTCCCCAATATTACCGGAGATTGGAGTGTTAACTATAAAGGAGGCAGAAGGATTACTATACCTTTTTCCGCATCTCCCAAAATCTACATTGCCACCAACCATGCAATTCGTGGTAGTGGCTCCAGCTTTACTGATCGACAGTGGCTCCTTGCCTTCTCTGATTATTACAACGATTCACGTAAGCCTATTGATGACTTTGGTACACTCTTTTTCTCCGAATGGGATTTCGACCAATGGAATCTCACTTGGAACTTATTGGCCAACTGCATACAGCTCTATCTTCAGTTTGGAGTCGTGCAAGCTCCAGGAGAACGACTCGAACAACGGAAGCTTCGCCAAGAAATGGGCGAAACCCTCATATCCTGGGCAGACGAATATTTCTCCTCAAATGAACATTTAAATCAGCGTCTTGTCCGGAAGGACTTATATGATGCCTTTTGTACATATGATCCTGCTCAAAGGAAATTCATATCACCGACTGCATTCAAAAAGAAGTTCATTATGTATTGTGACTGGAAAGGCTACATATTCAACCCACATAAATACGACAGTAAAACTGGCAAACCTTTCCAACTGGATAAAGATGGTCGTCCTATCATCGATGATAAAGCTGGAGGAATAGAATATTTTACTGTTGGAACAGGATCCTATACAGGAGATGGGATTCCAGAAGATGATTCTGCAAATGAACAAACATTAATAGACTTTTGAGAATATGGAAAAGTTAACAATACAGCAAGTCTGCCTCAAATCAGACAAACTTAAAAAAGAAATCATAAAACGGCTAAAGTGCCAAATAAGAGACTTTGAAGTAGTACAACATGAAAGTGAGATAAGTATACACTGGTACGCTTATTATCCTGATAATCCACATATAGAAATCCCGTATGGTTGGATGATAAGCACAATTGACTGGTCAGAGAAATGGCTACACATGTATGCTTCTCACAGAGATATCTTATGAGTAAAACAAGTAAGATATGAATGATTATAAAGATAAATATGGATATATAACTCGTAGGAAAATAGAAGTTCCCCAAAGAGAGTTGACTATTCGAGGACATAAGGTATCTGATATTAAAAGAGAAGATATTGAAAATTTCTGTAAAGCAAGAGCCATTCCACCTGAATGGTTAGTGAGTGAGCTTATCAAAGAAATTGATTAACGTAAAACAATAAAGAAATGAAAAAATATCGTGTAACGATTGAATTAGACACTTTTGAATTTATAGTATCCGCTAAAGATAAGAAGGAAGCTAAAGAAAAAGCTCTCAATAATCTTCAGAAAAAGAAAATATCAACTATGATCCGAAAAGGATGGCCCGATAATAAGAGGCAAATTTTTATTGATGAAGAATAACTCAACTCAAGAATAGATATGAATCAAAAAAGAGAAGCAGACTTTAATGTAGTCTGCTCCTATATGCTATTTTTAGAATTATCAAAGGGAGGATTCGAACCCCCATCTTCCTTTGCAGGCTGCTCTACCATTGAGCTACTAAGGAAAGCACCATGACTTTCGTGCATGGCGAAGCAGCGTGAACTGCATCTGTCGCGCAACATTGATTGTTGCCTCTCACGGACAGTGGCACAAAGATAAGCATAATTAATAATAGAATCTTAATTTTATGGCAAAAATTTATATAGCAAGTAGTTGGAGAAACTCATATCAACAGGATGTTGTATCGTTTCTTAGAAATAAAGGTCACGAAGTATATGACTTTAGGAATCCCCCTCATGGCAATGGTGGTTTTCAATGGTCTGATATAGATCCTAATTGGCAGCAATGGACAACAGAACAATACAGAGAAGCTCTCAATCATCCGATTGCACAAAAAGGATTTAATTCTGATTTCAATGGTATGCAATGGGCTGATGTGTGCGTAATGGTTCTTCCTTGTGGTCGGTCAGCCAATACAGAAGCCGGATGGATGAAAGGTGCAGGCAAAAGAGTAATGGTCTATTCCCCGAAGGAACAGGAACCGGAGCTTATGTATAAAATATACGACTTTATCAGTGATAGTATGCTTAGAATCAATGATGAAATAAATAGAGTATAACAATAAAGAAATGAATAAGATAGTAATCAAAGTAACTTCTGACGGGTGGGAAACAGCCGTAACCATTAATGGTAAGGAGTATAAAGAGAAGCACGTTGCAACAGCATTTGGCTCTGAAAGTGTTGAAGGTAATTTTGAAAGCGAAGATGATATACCGGAAGAAGTATATGATGCTTTAAATTCATCTTTCCCTTTCGAGTGTATGCAGGCATTATATTCCATTGAGGATTAACAAATAACAAGATAGATATGAAAATGCAGAGTTATAAAGATGTATTAGATGAAGTCATGCCTATCTTCCATAAGAACCCGGATCGATTTATGCGATTTTACCATGCAGTCAATAACATTCTGGCCGCTATTCCTGAAGGTGATAGCATTCGTATTGACGAACATTGCAAGCCGGCATCACGCGATTTATTCATAAAAATAGCGACTATGTATATGATGGAAGAAATGATTCGAAAGAACAGCTTAGAGGGTTTTCTGGAGTTTTCTGATGATTATAATGCAATTCGACATGTGTCGAAAATGGTACCGGCTACAACTAAGCCTCACTTCTACTCAAATCGCAGATGAGTAGATTATCCCAATTTATTACTCTGTAAATATACAAAATTCCGCTTTAACACGCAACATTATGACAATAAAAAAAGAGAATAAAATAATGGTTATCATCGCACCGACTGCAGATGACCGAGAACAACTCATGTCGCGCCTGGCCGTTCGTTTAGGATTTGCAAAAGTACCTTCAGATGGAAAGAAGATCATACGCAAGGACATCTATTCCATTGACCTATCAACTGCATATTTTGTATTATGCAGCAATTACAACTTTCGTGGTTCTATCATCACGACACAGAGACTATATGAGCTTGCAGCAAAAGGGATTTGCGTAGTTGTAGGTGTCAAATCTCTACCTCGTGAATACGAACTGATTTCTCAAGTATTTTATCCTGATGACTTGCGTTAACATAAGTCGAGACATTTCTGTTATATACGCGATAGTATTATTTCCCGGTGCGCTTCAGCGTACCGGGTTTTCTTTTTTCGCTCCCCTCTCCTCCCCTTCATTCTATCAAAAACGTTTTGGACAAACGTGCATGGGAAGGCGAGAAACGTTGAAAAGGGCATATATATATTATTTTTATTTTTTATTTCTTTCTTAAAAATACCCTATCTAAAAATAGTAGAAAATTTTGTGCTTTCGTGCAAGCCCTGTATTTTCGTTATTTATTACATTAATAATCAAATATTTATACGATGCACGATTTTTGTACGAAACCGTACAATCCGTACAAAAGTGCACAAAATCTTATTTTGTACGGAGCATTATAATTTCGTACTGAAAAGTACAGCATTTTGTACGGAAATAACAAGTTGATATTCAATGGATAATATGAACATTTAAGGAAGTAATGTACTATTGCACAAAAAAATAGTACGCATTCACAAAGGGGTATTTGAATTAAACACATTTTTTATTGCCAAAGAAGTATTATTCAGTTCTTTTTTGTATATTAGCTCCACACCTAAACCACTATGATTTATATGATTACTACTAAGATTGAAGTTCCCCCACATCTTAAGGAGTATCTGATCGGAAAGTTCTGTAATATGCAGGACTCTCCGATTCATTTCCCAGACAAGACTGATATCTATCACATAATCTATGATCTGCTTGAACGCCGCCCAATCAATATACCGCCTATTGATCAGGGTAATCTTGAGATTTATCTTCCAGAACGCAGTACAGGCAAAAATCCCAAGACCTACAACTATTTAGGAAAACGCTCACAAGTTATTCTTGTTAGAAAAATCGACCGGATGTTGTGGGCAGAAGTACATGATTTCCTGGACGAGCAGAAACACAGCTACGGAATTACATACATTAATGGAATACATAATTTCATGACAATGTATGGGATTGACTCCATCACGGAAGATGCGTTCAAGAAGAACTACTACCGATGGAGAGCTGATATTCGTCGGAAAGAGAAAAAAAGGGGCTATAATCGCCTAAAAAAATAACCTAGCAAGTGTAGTTAAATGTCCCTTTTTTGTTCGAAAAGTGTTCTAAAAATGTGTACTAATTGAAAATCAATAAATTATGAGAGAAATCAACAATATGGGAGGCATATTATTCGCTGATATCCTATACAAAAATGAAATATCCCTATTTGCTGTTCATCAGAATACAGCATGTATCCAGATTATAAAGGGACATGACTGGCATCGTCTCCCTACAGTGGGTATCATTGAATCTCCTACTGTTACCTCGAACGAATCAGCGGCAGGAATTACATATAAACATTCAGCAGCAATTAAACTTCCCCAAACATTGTTTGCTCCTGAAGCAGCAAATGATTTACGTAACAGAATAACAGAAGGGTGCATTTTGCGTTGTCAGGATCCTGCCGGAGACAAATATATATACGGAACCGGCACATATTTACTATTCGGAGAACTAACCAAGGTTATCGGCAAAAAAGTCACTGATTTTACAGGGTATGAACTCAAATTATCAGGGACTTCACAATATCCTCTTTTACAGTATTACAGCCTGTAATCCGTCCTTCCATAGGCTTCTCAATAAATGTATCATTGCACCAAAATAAGTGCAATGAGCCAAAAACGTATTATTCTTTCTGATTCATCACTCAACTGCTACGGCTATCGGGTTCTTACTTCCGGAATGTCAATCGAAGCATTTAAGAAGAACCCTATCATGCTATATATGCATTTCCGCGATGAAGGTTCACCCTATTGGGGGGACTACAAAGCTATCGGCCATTGGGAGGATATACAACTTAACGGTGACGAACTTTCTGCCATTCCTATTTTTGACAAAGTTGATGATTTATCAAAAGAAATTGCCGCAAAATACGAAGCAGGGACTTTCAATGCCGCAAGTGTGGGTATTAAAATCATAGCTACATCAGCAAACAAAGATGTTCTGTTACCTGGTCAAACCAGAGAAACTGTCACTGAATGCGAGTTGAGAGAAGCATCGATTGTAGATATTCCCGCCAACTCCAATGCCGTTCGTCTTTATGACCGTTCCACATCCGTTCTCCTGGCAGCGGGTATGGACACGCATATCGTGCCAGAATTATCCAATCATACATCTAAAAATAAAATGAATCTCAAAGCAACATGGCCGGCTTTTCTCTCTTTTTTCAAAATCAATAAGGAAGATGCAGAAAATACCGAATTATCAGCAGAAAGATTGGATTCATTACATGGTGAATTCAATCGTTTGAAGAGTGAACACACTTCACTGGTAGAGGCAAAGAAAGACGTAGATGAAAAGTTTGCATCTTCTGTCACAGAAATCAAAACCCTGAAATCAAGCATAGAAAGCAAAGATCAGGAGATTTTGCAACTCAAAAATGAAAGTACCCAGAAGGATGATGAAATCACCCAACTTAAAGAACAGGTAAACAACCTGAAGCAAGTTCCTGCACCCGGATCTAACGGACTCTCTCCGCAATCAGAACCAGGAGCAAGTGAAACTAAGGATGATTTATCCACCTTCTGCGAAAAAAATCCCGGAGATTATCAGGCCATCACCGAACGTCTGAAGCAAGACGGTCTCCTTTAATTTTAGTAACCACACCCTTAACTATTAAAAATCATGTCTACTCCCAAATTAATAGACGTATCTAAATTAAACCAAGCTCTTGTTACCTATGACAAGGGTCTTCGTGCTCTTCCTTTCGCAACTTTGCAGGAAGTAGCAGCTATACTGGGACTAAATGTCATGGATCTGCAAGGCAAACACGCATTGATCAATGAACGTCGTCGTGCCGGTGGTACCCAGTCTTACAAAATTGGTAAGGATTTCCGCCTTACTGACAAACTGCTTGGCTATGAACCTTCAGTTATCGAACCCAAAGATGTAGTCTGCATCACTAAGGAAAACTCTCAAAAGTATGATGACGGTGAACTACTGATTGTAGGAGGCGAACCGGTTAGCAACATTAACAAAAAACATCCACTGGAAACGCGTGTTGCTTTCACGTTAGTAAAATCACACATTGAAGATGTCGTATATGTACTCTATCATGCCGAACGTGACGAAGACTCTTCCTCACCGTCCGGAGCATTTGACGGTCTCTTCACTAAGATCGATATGCTGATTACCGGTGGTGATGTTAACGCAGCTCGCGGCAACTTCGCCCAATCAGGTCTTTTTGTTACCCCGACATCTGACACAGACTATGCAGCATACGAAAATCTAGTTGAATGGATTGGAGGAGCAAATACATACCTGCGTTCATCCAAGTCAGGTATTCCTCAATTACAATGTGCGGAAACAGTATTGAAAGCAGCACGTGCAGCTTTGCGCAACAAACTACGTATGCAGGAATATCCATCCATGCAACGCATGATTGAATTGCTCCGTGAAGATGCAATGTGTCCAGCATTGGAAATCGTATCTCATGAAGCACTTGGACAAGGTTCACGTCTGGTATTACAAAAGAAAGGAAATATGGACGTCGCATTCAACACACAGGCAGCAACCAAATTCTGCCAAATCCGCGATATCTACGATGATCCGAACGAATGGCAATTCTGGTTACAAACCGGATATGACACTCGTATTCGTGACTGGCATGAAAAGACCTTCCGCTGTAATGAGCAAAAGAATGAATCACTTGATTTGGCCGGTGATTATTGTAAAACCGGAGCTATTCAAGTGGATATTACCGGAGCCGACAACGGCACTTGGAGCATTCAAGGGAAAGCAGCCAGCCGCACTAATGGACAATGTATTTTGGGACTGGCTCCTGGCAATTATACTATTGAATTCAATGCTGTGGACGGTAAAAACAAACCGGCTAACAAACAAGTAACAGTAGTAGCGGGAGAAGTGGTAACCGCAACCGGAACCTACTCTTAATCTTCAATAACTAAAGAGTGGTCATGTTTGGCCACTCCTATTTATTTATTCTAAACTTTTATACAAATGAAAAAATACATTTATTTGATTCTCTGCGTTTTATTTGTAGCTTTGGTTATTACAGTCCCCGAACTGCATTCGCAGACGTGCCATCTCAATGGAGATACTTTAATCATGATGGCTGCCGGTCCCGCATTCGCTCCATTAAAATGGGAAGTTGGTCAAAACAACATGGGAGGTTATAAGGGAATGTTGCTTTTTGTTCCTTTTAATGCTCCTGAGACAGTTCCAACCGTACCGGATCCATCAAAAGCAACCAGTAACGAAGAATTAATAACGGCAGCCGGATCATTTACGTTTCCAGCTGAAGGAACTTACAAACAACCTATTTACCTATACAGTACCGAAGCAACCGTTGAATATAAAGCAGAACAGCAAGGAGAAGCCGACGGTATCAGCTATAAATGTACGCTCGGTTTCTTTTTCCCTGGCAATACTCCAGGAATGCACGCATTCAATGCACTAATCAAAAACACTCCAGGATATTATATCTTTGAAGATGCAGATGGCAAACAAATGATCCTGGGGCAACCCGGCTTGTATGCAACCACCGCACCATCTTTCAACGGAGGTAAAGCAAGAGCCGATCGTCGTGGTACCACTTACACAGCTACCGTAGACTCCAATTATTCAGCCATCTTCCTACAAACACCAATTGACATGGAAGTCATAGCAGGATTAAAACCCGCACCATCTCCAAGTGAATAATTATGACCAGACAAGAACAATTGACTCAATGGTTAGGCGACCGTCAGCGCAAATACGCTGACGGTATAGTTCTTTTCGAGGCACTCGCAAAGGAACCAGCCAAGAAAAGGTTCTCTGCTTATTTTGCAAAAGCTCCAGAAGCTCCACATATCTTCGATCCACATTTTACACAACTCGTCAATAGTCTCACGAAGATTGACAAGGAAATCAAATTTTCTCCTGCTATCTACCCGGCAGCAATGGAGGAAATAATCGTAGTAAAAACGATGAGTGATGACGAACGGAAAGAAGCGATCGAAAGCAAGAAACTGGAAATGATCAATCTGGAGACAGTAATCACTGATATCCAATCTCGCGTTGACGAACTAGAAAGCGACAATGAAAATCATGCGGAAGAATTAGTCTCCCTTCAGGAACAATTCGAAGAAAAAATGTCTGAACTCACAGAACTACGTAATGAGATCAACGCCTTAAGTACACCAGGCGTTAAAATCATTACCGAAGAGTCACTCAATCCATCCATTCGCAAGGCCTACAATCGTATCAAGGAGATCGCCCCATTATATGCAAGCCTGCATAATGATGTCGCAAATCCGGAACTTCCTGTAGAAGAACGACAACCGATAGCTGAAGAACTATGCAAGCTCGACGACGAACGACGCAAGCTATGGAAACAGATTGACTCCTGGGCTGAAGGAAAAGGAAATCTGCAATTAGAAGAAAAGAGACCGGAATTCAGTGAAAACAGCATTGTGCGTGGTATTGAAATAGCCCGTCAAATCAAACGTTTGAAGAACAACATATCCAACAGTAAAGCAGCTGCTGACCGTGCTCAAAAAGATGGAAAACAAACCGTTATGCAAAATGCTTTAGACCGTATTGAGAAGTATCAGACAGAACTTGCCACATTGGAGGCTGAAATAGCACTAACACAAGGTGAAAAGATTTCAGGATAACTTTCCACTTGCATTGTGTCCAGATTCTATTGAACCGTTTATGCACAAGGGAGACTGGGCAATACATGAAGTATTGCCCTCTCTTTTATCTGCGATCGGCCCAGCAAAAGTGAAGATCATGACATTCAGTATCTCTGAAGATAGCCTACGCCCTCTTTTTTTTCTCGCTGACGAAAGAAAAATAGAAAGCCTGACACTTCTACTGGATATGACAGTAAAACGTCATAAACTCGATCTATTACTGTTTGCCTCAAATATTAGTCCGTCCATCCGAATTGATTCATGTCATGCCAAACTATTATTAGTCGAGAATAGGCAACATAAATTCGGGATTGCCGGATCTGCAAACCTTAATCAAAACCACCGATGGGAAAATGGTTTCTATTTTACCTCCGGAAAACATTACGAATACTTCTCACAAATGTTTAACCAAGCGTATGAAAATGCCATTCGCTATGATATATTAGAATGATGACCTTATCCGAAGAAGTTCTGCAACAGATAAAAGAAATGTCTTCCGCCCTCTTACCACCGGGGGAAATTGCCATTTTATTGAATATCCCAGTTGACCAACGGGACTTCTTCTGTGATATTTGCAAAAATCATCATAGTTCGCCTATCTATACTGCTTATCACCAGGGAAGACTTCAGACCAAGCTCAACCTCCGGAAAACAGTCATCAAACTAGCTATCGCCGGCAGTCCTGCAGCTGAACCACTGGCCGATAAATACATGAAAGAACAAAGTATTAATGAATAATGCCAAAGAAAGATCCCACATACGAACGAATTGAACGTGCTTTATTCAAAGACAAAGATGAAGCAACAACTCTCCTTTCACCCAGAGAAATGGAGATTAAGAAACGTATGATGTTGTGCGTAAGCAAAAAAATGGAAGAGCCACTAATTCCAGATACAGAACTGGTTAACTTTCTACTACACGGCTGTGGAGGAAATACGGAACCCGTCTCCCAATCGCAAGCCTACCGTGACATAGGCATGATTAACCGCCTAGTAGGAAACATACAACTTGCAGCCAAAGCCTGGTACCGGTATATGATTGTCGAAGGTGGGAAAAAGGCTTTTAATATGGCAATGGACAAAGAAGATGCAAAGGGAGCTGCTGCTGCATTGGATAAAATAGGCAAATATACACGTTCTGACAAGGAAGATGAAAAATTCGATTACTCGCAACTGGTACCTCCATCCTTTGAACCTTCAGATGATGTCACATTACTGGAGGGGCTCGAACCGATAGAGAATCTTGAAGAAGAACGAATAAGAATGCGCAGTATGTTTAAAGGAATGTTAAACAAGAAAGCAGTGGACACTCATCCCATTGAAGAGGAGGAAGAAGAATGAACACGCAAATCTCTCCTGTTCTATCCGCCTATGAACTAAGAAGAAAGCAGAATGAAGTCGTAGACAAATTCTTTAATAGAATGCAACGACAGGCAATGGCCATCAACGCACATGACGAATATATAGTCGCATCACGTGGTACCGGTAAATCGGAAGGAATTGATGCACGCATCATCCTACGGAATGTGTGGGAAATGCCAGGTTCTTTGGGTGGACTTATCTCTCCCAGCTATGCAAAAGCTTGGGGAAATACACTGCCGGCCATTTGCAAAGCACTTGCCGAATGGGGATACATACAAGGCATTCATTATGTTGTTGGTCACAAAGCTCCGGAAAGCATGGGATTCGGCAAACCAGTACGTCCAGTATTAGCTGATGGTTGGAATAATGCTTTCCATTTTTGGAATGGTACCGTCATGGTGATTCTTTCCTTTAACCAGGGAATGTCTGCAAATTCTATGTCACTTGATTGGGTGATAGGCCCTGAAGCAAAGTTCCTCAATTACGAAAAAATAAAGAGCGAAGTAGATCCCGCCAATCGTGGTAACCGGCAATATTTTGGAGACTGTCCTCACCATCACAGCGTCAGCTACTCTACAGATATGCCTACCGCTTCAATGGGGAAATGGATCTTGGATAAGATAGATGAAATGTCGCTGGCACATATCAACCTGATCCGAAACCTATATAAAAAAGTGCAGGAATATAAACGTAAGCCACTGACAGACCATGTGGTGCGCATGATTAAAGAATACCAGCATGATTTAGACTTGGCACGAAAATATCAACCACCTATTAAGCCACAACAGGGGAAGACTAAAGAATATACAGTTTTCTATGGTGAATATGACGTGTTTGATAACCTGGAAGTACTCGGAGAAGATTTCATCTGGCAAATGTATCGCAACTCTCCACCTCTTATTTGGCGTACAGCATTTATGAATGAACGTTTATTCCGGGTGCAAAACGGGTTCTATTCAGCTTTAGATGATAATATTCATTTCTACACACCCGGTGATAATGGACGGCTCCGGGATCTTGGCAGTAACTGGAGTAAATTAACAGCTTGCGGCTGTCTAGGCGACGGTGATCTTGACTTCTCTAAAGAACTGCATCTGGCATTCGACTCCAATGCCTCCATATCGACAGCTATTATCGGCCAGTTGGATAATCATACTATGCGTGTACTCAAATCTTTTTATGTCAAAACACCAAGCAAACTACAGGATCTAGTCAAAATGATAGCCGATTACTACCGACCAAAACTAAACCGTGATGTAGTGGTCTATTATGACCACACTTTTACTTGGGAATCCGGATCATCAACCGAAACTTACGCAGATATCATCGAACGTGTATTCAAAGAAAACGGATATAAAGTTACAATGGTATATGTCGGCCAAGCTCCTAAACATGAATGGAAACATCTGAATATCGACCTAACCTTGAAAGGAGATCCGCAATTCCTTTGGATCCAAATAAACCTGTATCAAAATGAGTTTTTGAAGATCGCAATGGAACAGACTGGAATTAAACAAGGAAAGAACGGATTTGAAAAAGATAAAACGCCTGAAGGAACACCCGATACTCCCGACAATCCAGACGAATACAAAACACACATTACAGATGCCTTTGATACGTTATGGCTAGGTATGAACTTCTATTTCACTCTACCGGGAACAAGTGCAGGGGGGATATTCTTCCTAAACAATAAATAATCGCATATAGTGCGTTAATCACCCCCGCCACCTAAAAGAAAAAGAAAGAAGGCGGACTCCACTTTCCCCCGGAGCGCAGCGCAGGGGGCGACCGCAAAAGCAGCCCCCCTACCTAAAAGGTTCTAGGCTGTTTTTGCTGCCATCTTAGCGACTCTCTCGCTCATTCCGGCACATTGTATATCTTAGAGATAACTATCTTATTTTCGTTTATTTCTACCTTTGCTTTATCTCCCTGTTTAAAACCAAACATTTTCAAATATTCACCTTTTAGATTAAAACCTATCGTGCCTTTTTTCCCTTGTGGAAGCCTGACACATTGCAAAACTCTCTCCATATAATTAAGATTTAGCAGTATAACGAACAAAGGAAATAGCCGGAACACTCTCAACGGGTTGTATTAATCCCTTAACTGGATTCGGTTTTAATTCGATCGCAGAGGTTGGAGCTTGGTTTAGTTTATCCGGATTGATTTCATACACCGTCGGAATCTTCGTAAAACTGTCAACTATAATGCACCAATGATGCCAACATTCTAAAGAGATTGTATTTATGTGCAATACTTCCCCGTTCAGACTGTTCAAACAAAGATTTATAATTGTCATTAAACAGCAAACATAAGAAATATCAGCACCTATAAAAAACTGCTCCTTATCCTGTTTTGCGGCAGACAATAAAAGGCGTCCACTACCACAGGCGGGATCATATACCCGAACATCCCCGTTTCTCCGTTCTTCTGTTGGCTTAACGGCTGTCGTTAACTGTGTCATCAAATCACAAATACCAATAGGAGTGAAAAACTGCCCGTTCTTTGAATTACTTAAAAACTCTTCGAAATAGTCGCCGAAAGGGTCGTTTAGTGGTGTATTATCCATTTGCACGATTAAAGAGGCGAAAGCTTGTGAGAACAAATTTAATTCCTCTTTAGAATACGGCTTTATAGTCTTGAAATAGAGCTCCTCTTTGCGCCCCATTGACAGGCAACACACAATTATCTGCAAAAAATCATCAAATACTTTTGCACGTCCGTGTATTCGGGAAATACCCTCAAGATATTTCCCGAAAGATTCAAACTTATTGTTTTTCATTCACTTGCAGATTAGAGAACACAAAACAAATCGGATAAAAGTCGGTCGGGTCGTTTTCTCCGTCCTGGTTATCTTCTTGCTGTTTATCTATCGGTTTAGGTGCTCCCCATAGGCAAAGAGCGTGCGAGCCTTTTACAACTCGTTTCCCGTCTCTGTTCCATTGCTGCAACGTTTTTAACTGTATATGTCCCGATTGAGCGTATATCTCTTTCAGACCGTCATTAACTGTATTTATAGCTCCATTCTTTACAAGTTGTTGAAGAGGTTTAGACAATCCTTTTAAAATTTCTCTTTTTTCCTGTATAGTCTTTGCAGAATCAAAAATATTTTCCATCTTTGCAATACGTTAAAAATTAAACATTAGTTTGATTTTCCCCCTGTGACAGTGCGAATGTCATAGGGGGATTTTTTTTAGTTACGTGCTTCAAGTTCCGCCCGTATTTCATCTTCTATTTTTTTTAGATGATTATTCAAATCACCCATCCAATCTGTCAGTAACTTACCTATGGAAATGGGGTTTGAGGTTGAAATAGTTCTGCCAGTCGCATCTACTAAGGTCAGCTGTGCATTATTATTGTCATGCGATATTGTAAATGTTTCCAACTGTTTACGTTTTTCTCTAATTTCTTGGTATTTCTGACGTTGCAAATAAAGTTTATCAGCTTTATCCATTAACGCATCAATACTCATACACATTTCAATGTTTGATTTTTTAGGAGCTTCAACAGTTGCTTCCTGTGGTTTAACAGGCTTTTCCTGTGGCTTCTCTTTGACCTCGGACTTTTCTTGTGATTTCTCTTGAACGGGGGCAGTTGGAAGTAATAACAGCTGTGCTGCTTCTTCTGTCTTGCTGTTAGTCACTGCGTTACCCAAAACTGTGGCTTTGTTAGCCTGTGCACTTTTTGCACCTGTTACATTTGTTTTCATCTTTGAAATACGTTAAAATTAAACATTATAGGGAGAGGGTGCGAACCTCATTCCCTTTTGATTACATATCAAAGATAGTACTTTTAATTGGAATACACAAGCGTAAAGTACTGATAAACAGAAAGATATATCAACACATACATATAATATAAAGCTAATGCATACTATACTACACTAGGTTCATTTATCTTTTTTTTTGTAGAAAATCAGTCAAAATTTCATTTTTCAGATAAACACGGGACTGAAAACAAGCCGTTTTAAATAAAAGGAAGTTCAAACTGTAAATAATGTTAATGAAAAACAGAATCTCACGTAATTCTCATATATAAAAATATAAAAATCTGACTTCCAGCAAAAAAAGGGTTTTAAAGGGGAAAAATTTCCCCTTTATCTGTCGCAAGACCACGCACCGCCCTGAAAAAAAGTTTCAACCTAAAGTTTTTCAATTTCCCTTATATGCTGCGCTTTTAAAAATGTAAAGAAAATTCATTTTACCAAAATCGGCTCTCCTCCCTGTCCTTTATCGCCTGCCATACACCTGATACCTTTGCTTAAAAAGAAAGTCATGAACGATGTCATTACACAAAACCTACTCACATTCTTGCTTGGTGGTGGTCTCTTGTCATCCATCACTGGAGTTATTACTCTCAAATACACCAAGAAGCAAGCAGAAGCCAAAGCTCTTAGTTCCGTACAAGATGTATATCAGGAACTAATCGCTGACCTGCGAGCTGACAAGGAGGCTATGAAAAAAGAGAAAATAGAAAGCGAAACAAAATGGACTACCCGTATAGAAAAGCTGGAAAGCAACCAGCTATCCCAAGATAAAAAGATAGCAGAAAACGAAAAAGAAATAGCTGATCTTAAACGATTCAAATGTGTAAACCTAACGTGTAACAACCGTAAACAATGAAACATCATGCACACACTCTCATCTATCTTGCTTGCCTTGCTATTGCCTGGCTACTGTGTAGTTGCCGTAGTACTCTTCAAAACAATCGTAGTACTCAAGAACAAAGCGATCTTTCTATCACAGATTCCGCACTGCGAATTAGAACCGAAGATACCTATTCCCGATTCAACCTCAACCAGAAACAAACGGGTAAAGACTGGAAAGTTAAAGTTAACTTCGACACAACGAAATCAGCAGACCCATCTACCGGACTACCCCCAATATCGAATATCGAGATTGAAGGGAGCAAGACAACGATCAAAACTTTGCTTCAGAAAGATGACACTACACGTATATCTGATAAACAGGAAACAACGACTGACGTCACGTTTCAGCAAAACAAACAATCCGAATCCCAAAAGAATGCCAGCGGTTCTATCGCGGACGGAATTGATGATGGATTCAAGTATGGCTTAATCATTGGTATCCCAATATTACTAATCATTCTCATACTACCTTTTTATGCAAAGTATAGACAAAAGAATCCATCAAAGTAAGATATGGAAACTCATGGAGCGTAGACAAGACGGTAAGCCTATCGAATTCTCCATTGAATTCTGTAAAAAGAGCACAGGCGAACTTGTCACCTACGATCGTGCAGTATTGACCTCATTCCATAGTAGTGGAAGCACTATTAACGTATTACCTGCCGGAGAAGCTACTCCGAGAAAAATCCGCCGATGCCTTATCACCAAATTCAACAATCTCAAAGTATATTTCTAATGAAGCAACAACAATCCTCAATCAATCTTATAATGAAAGGCTATGATACTTATGCCGTCTTAAAAGGTGGAAAGAATGTTATCAAATTCAGTGATAACAGTGATATCGCCACTGATAAGAATCCTACACCTATCGAAGTAGCTCCCAAAGGAGAAAAGAATCCAATCAAATGGATACCACGCGGACGAAATAATCATATGCCTTATGACATCATGAAAAAAATCGGTACCAACGTCACCATAGGCAGCAATATCGAATTCAAGAATAAAGTTGTATTCGGTGACAGCATACTCGTCTATCGGAAATACCGGGACCCTAAAACGAGGAAAATAGTCAAAGAGGAAGTTCTTCCGTACGAGCAGCCGGAAATTTTTGAATTCCTTGAAAACAACAACTTCAATTTTGTCCGTATGGAGCTGGCAAACGATCTGGTTATATTCTATGACGGCTACCTGGAGTATATATTCAACAATGACAATAAATCCCCCAAACTCGTACAAATCAAAGCTAAGGAGTCCACTTGTTCCAGGATCAGTGAAATTGACGAAAAGACTGGTAAAAGCGAATGGCACGGTTATTCTGCAGAATGGCATACCGGTACACCAACAGATTTGATTGCCACTCCCCTGCTCGATCGGCAGACTCCACTACTCGACCTCAAAATGAGAATGGGACTTGCTCCCAATGACAAAGGAGAGAAAATTGTAGGAAAAGAACGGAGATTTATCCATAACCTCCGCATCTCTACACCCGGACGGTTTTATTATAGTCATCCATATTGGTGGAGTGTTTTTGCATCCGGCTGGTATGACTTCTCCAGTGCAATCCCTGTTTTCAAAAAATCATTGATTAAAAATCAAATGGCACTGCGGTACATTGTGTATATTCAAGAGCCTTTTTGGGAAAAGTTATTTGCATCTGAAGGCATAGTCAAAGATGACGAGAAGAAAGCACGCAAAGAAAAGTTCCTGAAGGATATGAATGATTTTCTTGCCGGTGAAGAAAATGCCGGCAAAGGCTTTGTCTCTCACTTTCGCTACGATCGTGTAAAAGGCTTTGAAGAAAAAGACATCATTATTACTCCACTCGAATCTTTCTTCAAAGGTGGTGAGTATATTGAAGACAGCGAAGAGGTCAGCAATATGATGTGTTACGGTATGGGCGTACATCCTTCGATAATCGGATCCGCACCAGGTAAGGGAAAAAGTATCAATGGTACCGAAGCACGGGAGTTATTTATCATAGAACAGGCACTCATGAAGATGTATCAGGATGCAACATTGGAACCTCTCTACTTTGCAAAAGCCATGAATAACTGGCCTAAAGATATTTATTTCTCGGTGACTAATTGTCAACTTACCACGCTGGACCAAGGTACCGGAGCGACAAAGAATACAGGTTTAACCCCAGAAACAGAATAAAATGAACGCACTAATCCCCGACATCGACACCCTCAAAAAGGTAGTAAAGATCAACTCCTCACTGCCTTACGAATCAATCGAACCATACATCGAAGATGCACTGGATATATACATCAAACCGTATATCGGTAAAGCAACGATCAGTAAAGCTCATGAAGACAAAGGATCTGACTTATACAACAAACTACTGCGTGCCCTCGGCCCATTAACCCTGATGCTCGCATCTGATGAACTGGGTGTTATGTTCGGTGATGCCGGTATCACAGTAAGTAACGTGCAGGGACAGCGTTCTCCTGCCAGTGACACTAAGATCGCAGCAGCAAAAAAGAATCTCTGTTTTCGCGGAATGCAAGCACTTGACCGGCTAATATCATACCTGGAGGAAAACAAAAAGGATTATCCTGATTATGTTATCGATAATATACCCCGTTTTTGTTTCATTCGTAATGCAGCAGAGTTTCAGGATCTCGGTATGGTAGACATTGATTATTCTATCCTATCTTATCGTATCATGTTCCCTACCATTCGTCAACTTCAAGAACACAACATTCGAGAAATGATAACGGATAAAGTCTATGACATACTCAAAGAAGCTCTTTCAGAAAATACCGAAACGCCCAAACAACAAGTACTTATTGACTATATCATCCGCTACTTAGCCAATAAAACTGCCGAATTATATACCTCACAGAAAACAACCGAACAACATGTAGCCGGCAGAACGATCGAATATACTCCCACTATTCGACCAATCTATCAAGATCCGGACGCAAACGGCAATTTTTTTGCAGACCAGGCAACTTATTATTCAGGGAAAATACACACTTATCTGGCCGAAAATGCGGAAGAACTGGGAGTTGAAACAACGTCTCAAGCTATTGACTTCAATTCTAAAGAAAAGAAACTATTCACCTCAATATCGTAACACTATGCATACTATACAAATTAATGATGATACATACACACTTCCAGAAAGTTGGGACGAACTCACCCCGAAACAGCTTCTTTATCTAGTCAAACTCACAAAGTCAGATATACCGGTAGAACAAGTTAAGGTATACATGATGCTTTATTGCCTGAAAGCTCATGTATGCCGGCATAAGAAAATATTTAAAGAGTATGTACGTATCAGAATTTGGCAAGAAAGTCCAACAGTCCGCTTCTATGTCCGTCGCCATAGCTATCTTCTTCATTCGGAAGAAGTATCAATGCTTGCCAACTTGTTTGACTTCCTTATTTGTTCGGAAGAAGATAGTTCATTGCCCATGCGCAAATACTATCACCTGACACCGGATCTGACAACCACCCCATATCCAACCATCCATTGCCGACTTTGGAAATTCATCGGCCCAGAAGATCAGTTGCTTGATATTACCTTTGAACAATTCATGTATCTACAGACCTATCTTGATGCAATGCGTTCAGATCCAACGAAGATCGACCACCTACTAGCCTGTTTGTGGCATCGTAATAAGGTATTCGACATTAATCAATTAGACAAAGATGCAGCCATTCTTCACCATCTTCCTGAAGACAGAAAAATACTCATGTATTGGTATATTTTAGGAAGTCTGTCATGTATGGCCAATTCCTATCCGCGTATTTTTTCAGGAGAGGGAAAGGGTAGTTACGGTCGCGTATTCGACGCACAGCTCCGCCTTCTTGATTCCCTAGCACAGTCCGACATGACTAAAAAGCCGGAAATCCGAAAAGGTCTTTTACTTGATGCCCTGTATTCGATGGACGAATCGATCAGACGAAAAGAGGAAACCGAAGAAAGTCTAAGAAACAGATAAAAGTTTGTTAGTAACAAACAAATAAACAATAAAAAATTTGTTAGTAGCAAACTTTTCTATATATTTGCAGTGTCAAACAAACGCGGGTGACGTCCGCATAAGTTCTTTATATTATGGAACAATTGTTCAAAGCTATCCTAGAGATAGCAAATGCGAATCCTGATGGATTCACGGTTGACCTCACAACCTTAAAAAAGGTCACAAAAGGTATTTCAGTCGCCTATCTTGAGACTCAAGACAGTTTCGGAGAAGAAGGATTGAAAAGAGTTCTTAATCATGCTTTGATGCACGAAAAGAAAGTCGGTGGATGGCTTAACGAAGAAAACAATCAGTTTTATTTCGACTCCATCAGGATTTTCACCAACCTTGAAGAAGCCAAGCAATTCGGGCGTGAAAACAAACAGATTGCTATTTTCGACATCGGGCAAATGAGACTCATCAAATTGTGA